TCGGTGCCGGCGGATTCGGGGGCGCGGTGCGTGACCTCGGCGGCGACACCGTCGGGTGTGCCGTCCAATGCGGGGAACTGCACGGTCAGCTTCGCAACTGGAAGTTCCGGCAGTTCGGGTTCGGTGTCCACCACGGCACCTCCTTTGAGGCTCGGTGCCGTGGGATGCAGGGGGGACGGGCTGCATCCCACGGCAGACCGATCAGACGCCGGTGGTGTCTTCGAGGATGGAGACGGCGTTCTCGTGGCCGAGGGCGAAACCGCGGCGGGACCGCATCTTGAGGATCGACTCGTCGGTCAGCGCGGCGAGACCGTTGCGGCCGTCGATGAACACGGACTCGGGTCCACTGCGGATTCCGAGAAGCAGGAACTGGCGGTTGCACACCATGAACAGCGGGTTGCCGCTGGGCGTGGCGGTCGGGGTGGCGGAGGTCCGGGCACCGAGCGACCAGTGCACGTCGTACCCGAACACGCGGTCGGGGCTGGGGCCCTGGCCGCCGGGGAACCCGGCGGTGCCTTCCTGGAAGATCGGCCGATTCGAGCTGTCGAGGATGTTCCGCAGCTTCTTCTTGTAGCTGGGGTGCGCGATGATCAGCGCGTTGCCCTCATCCCAGTAGTCGCCACTCTCGACCTTGCCGAGGGTGGAGGACAGCAGGGTGTAGGTGGTGCCGCCGGTGCCGGTCTGGGTGAGGTTCGCGTTCGCGCTGTAGCCGGTGCCGGAATCGGCCTGGGTCAGCGAGTAGTACACCGAGTCGAATGCGCAGCCGGTGGTGCCCTTCGCGGCGGTGACTGCGAGGCAGGCGTTGTCGAGGCCCTTGGCGTAGGCGGTGCCCCAGTCGGACATCTTCGTGTTGAGGATGTCGGCCAGCGAGTCGTTGATGTCCTCTTCGGCGATGCGGACCGCCTGGCCGAACTTCTGGACGTTGAGGATCACCTGGTCGTTGGTGTTGGTGTCCTCAGCGTAGGTGCCGCCCTTGGCGATGATGCCGGTACCGACACCACCAGACCGGGGGGTCGAGCGGGTCTGGGTCTGCATCGGCACACGCTGCGCGAACGCTTCGAGCGCGGAAACCTGCATGACCTTCTGGATGACCTGGGAGCCGAACTCCTCGGGGATCCAGTTGTCGAAGCTGTTGCGGGCCCCGCCGGCGATCGCGTAGACCGGGCGGCCGTCCTCGCGGTAGAACGCGATGTCGCCGGGGTCGATACCAACGATTTCGGGGTCGAACAGGGTATTGACATGGGACGCGGCCACGGCGCGTGCTCCTCGGAATGGGGGGACAAAGGGTTCTTGTCCTGCGCCCCATCCGGGCACGTCAGGCGTTCAGTTGGGCCTGGGCTGCGGTTCCCATCCGGGCTACCGGTGCGTTGGTCCTGATCGCATGTTCCGTCACACGCGACGATTTGTCAACTACTGAGCGACAGGTGTCCCGTCCGTACTTCCTCCAGGGACGCCACGGCCCGATCGGCGTGCATCCTTGATCTATCCCCAGCCGCACGCGCGCGCACGTAACAGTGGCGCGAATACAGCAGCGACCCAGTCGCCGCAGTGAGAGCGGCGATAGACACGATCAGGTACTCCCCGATCCGTCACCCTCACCGTCGATATCGGCTGCGGCGTCACGGAGTAGCGCCGCCAGCGCACCGAAAGACGCCCTCCCCGTGACCGGGTCCACATCCGGCGCGAACCGGCCGATGCGATGCTCTGCGCCATCACCGATACGCAGAAAAATCGGCACCGACCCGTTCGCCTCCCGTTCAGTTACCAAGGCTGTGCCCATTCACAGGCAACACAAGCCCCGACTCGACCACCCGCGCCGCCTGCGACAGTTGCGCGGCGATCCGCAACGCATCCGCCGGCTCAACCTCAACCGTCACAGCCGCACCCGGACGCGCGACACGAACAACCACCCGCTTCTGCCCCGGCACCGGATGCGGCTGCACCGTCCACCCAGTAGGTGCCGGGCCCGGCAAGAACATCGACGGATCCACCGGCTCCGGAACCGGCACCCCCGGCATCACCGGGCACCACCCAAGATACGGGCCGCGTGCCGCTCCCCCGTCGTCTGAGGCTTCGGGGCGTCGTTCGACCTGTTCGCGCCATCGATACGAGCCGGACGCGCCTTCACCGGCTTCACCGGCTCGGGCAGCTGGCGCTCGAACAGCCGGGGCATGTCAGTCTTCAGGTCATCGATCTGCTCGTCGAGACCGACCGGGTCGCCGTCATCGTCCAGTTCGATCTCGTCGATGTCGATCAGCCGCAGCAACCGGGCCATCGCGGGCTTGTCCTCGGCGTTGAGCCCGGCTTCGAGGAGCTTCGCCCGCGCGGCGGCACGCACGGCGATCGGCTTGAACTTGCGTTCCGCAGCCTCCGCTGCCTCCTGCGCTGCTGTCGCCGCAGTGTCGTCCAGATCCTTCTGCTGCTCCGCAGTGGTTCGGGCACGCGCCGCCTTAGTCGCAGCCCGCTTCAGCTCCTGCGCTTCCTTGCGGTGCAGTGCTGCCTGCTTGTTGGCGTCGGCCAACGATTTCTGTACCTTGTCCCACTCGGTACGGTCAGGTGGAGACCAGGTTCCCGCGTCATCCGCAGTGTCGTCCTGCTCGGTGCCCGCGCCCCCATCCTCGTCGGTGGTGTCGTCGGCGGAGTTGGTGACGTCCAGACCGAGGTCGTCGTCGTCATCGTCGGGTGCGCCACCCATGATCGGCCACACCGGGCGGCCACCGACGATCCCCACAGCGCGGAGACCGGTGAACGGGTGGACGGGCAGTTCTTCCTGCATCATTGTTGTCCCCTTGCTTGTTGCTGTGTTTCTGTTCATCACGCAGCCTTCCGCGGGAAGGCCCCGAAGTGCCCGATCGCGACTGCGCGGCGGGCCCGGTCCTGCACCGACTTCGGCAAGGTGTTGCCGCGCGACAGCAGTAGATGCGCCGCAGCCAGCCGAGCCGATTCCGACTCCGAAGGCAGCCGCCAGCCAGTGAGGATCGACCGCTGCGCCTCACGCTTCAACGCGGCAGGCAGGTCGGCGCCGGTGTAGCCGGGTGCTGAGCCCAACCAGGGAGTGACGCGGCATCGGCAGTTCGGATGCGCCGGCGGTGACACCAAGGCGCTACCAGCTGGCCACGGTGTGATCGGTCGCCCACCGAACCGGGTCGCGTCGACCGGGTTGAACTCCCACAGGTGCGACACCGCCCCGGACATCGCCAAACACATGCGGCAGGCGTCCCGCTCAGCTACCCACAGCAGCTCCGCGCCCTGGTTGCGGGCCACTTCCAGCACCCCGTGGTTGGTGGCCGCGTTCGCCGCCCACACCGTCGTGCTCTCTGTGGTGGTTACCGCCCGGTGGGCGCGGGCCACCACCTCCGTCACCCCCGTGTAGCCGTCATCGACGGTGAGCTGCTGCGCCTGCTTCACCGCCTGCGTCAACTCCCCCGCAGCAGCCCTGTCAATGTTGTCGACTGCCGTCCGGATCGCTGGCGGAAGATCCGGCGCGACATCGGTGGGACCGGTGACGTGCTCCGCCTGTTGCACGCCGAGCGTGACCCCCCGCTGGATCTGGGTCAGGACGTGTCCGGACATGTCCGGGTTTGTCCGGGACAGGCCCTGCACGAGCCCGGCGACGATGTGGTGCAGGCCGATCGGATCCGCGGGGGCAGCGGTCGACCCGAACAGGCGGATCCACAGCGCGGTCACCGTACGGGCCACCGCCTGCAACTCGCGTCGTAGCGGAGCGGTCGCGGTTTTTGCGGCTTCCTCGATCAGGATCACGGCGGCGGTCGCTTCGAGGACGTGCGCCAGCGTCGGCGGGATCACCGGCGGCTGAGGCTGCTGGGCGGGTTGGGGTTGGGTCACGCGACCTGCCCGCTATCGGTGTCATGCTCATCGGACAGCACCATGTCCGACAGGGCCGCGAACATCTGCTGCACCTGCTCCTGGCCGAACACGCCGACCGTGACCGCCGACGACATCAGCTGCGCGGCCTGCCCCAGCTTGACGAGCAGATCGACGCGGGCGACGAGGTCGTCGTCGTAGCCGCCGAACCACTCCTCGACCTGGGTGGAGGTGTAGCCCTGCTCCAGGAACGCCTGCTTGATCGGCATCCGGTTCTTCAGCTTCTCCGACAGTGTTTGCCAGCCGGCGAGGTCATCGACGGTGAACGGCGACTTCCATTGGATCGTCACCCGCGCCCCCGGAAACCCGGTCATGGACAGGGCGAACTCGAACAGTTCCGCCCACGTCCGGCCGAACGACCGCATCCGCGCCAACACCTTCTTGACGAACGGGCCCTCCAGCATTCTCTGGCTGTCCGCCGCCGGTACCTGGCCCTCGTTGCTGGTGAACATCCGCATGGGCGTGTTCGACAACTGCGCGCCCCGCCGCAGGTAGGCGTCGATCGGTTCCATGAACGTCTTGGGGTCGGCCTCGGCGAACTGGCCGACCGACGAATAGCCCTTCAGTTCCCACAGGCCGCCAGGGTCAGCGGTCAGCTGCGACTGCGGATCGGATGCCCTGCCCGTGGCGCCGGTGTCGATAGCGAAAGAGAAGGCGTCCTCATCACCGGCGACTGCCTCGGCTGTGTCCGTGTCAGGGTCGCGCAGAGCGAAACGTTGCGGAAACGATTGGTAGTCCACCCCCGCCATGTGGGACACGATCAGCTTCCGCACAGCGTCCTGGGTGCCGTAGAACGTCTTGTGCTCCGGCCGACCGTACGGGCGTGCCGTGCGAAAATGGAAGATCGGGATGGCGCCGAACGGGTTGTCCAACAC